GAAAAATGATGAAATAGGCAAGAGAGTGGAAGAACTCCGCGCCAAGGTGGAATCGAAGATGACCTACAAGCGAGAGACTTGCCTCGAAACACTCCGCGAGCGGTTCATGGAAATGCCGCCGGAATCGGCAACGTGCGCCAAATACGGAGAGATGTTAGCGAAGGCGATGGGATGGAACGAACCAGAGAAGCTAGACATCGTCGGTGCGTTGGAAATCAACCTCACCATCGGTGGCCAAAATTAATATCGCCATTGTCCCGCGACCGCAACTCGCGAGCTATCTGCACCGAACGCAACGCTGGGCCGTGATGGTCTTGCATCGCCGCGCTGGGAAGAGCTTCGTGTGCATCCAAGACCTCATCGTGAAGGCGCTACAGCATAAGCGCAGCGGGCCACCGCTCCGATATGCCTATGTGGCTCCGACCCGTGAGCAGGCGAAGGACATCGCATGGAAATACCTTGTCCAATTCACTTCTCAAATCCCCGGCGTGGTGGTGAACAAGGCGGATCTCGCTATCACCTTTCACAACCAAGCGACCATCCGCCTTTATTCCGGCGAAGCGTTTGAGCGCCTGCGCGGAATCTACCTCGATGGCGTGGTGATGGACGAGGCGGCTGATCTCGATCCAGCAGCATGGGATAATGTCATCCGCCCTACGCTCACCGACTACAATGGATGGGCGACATGGGTCGGCACGCCGAAGGGCAGGAACTTATTCTGGAAACAATGGAACAGGGCGTGCGCGGACAGCGAGTGGTTCTCTCTCATGCAACGAGCCAGCGAGTCGGGGATCATTCCTGCCGCCGAACTCGATGACATTAGAAAAGGCACGACAGAAAATGCCTATCAACAAGAGTACGAATGCAGTTTCAACGTGGGACGTCCGGGTGCGATCTATGTGCGGTCACTTGAAAAGGCCCGCGCTGAGAAGCGGGTGACCAATGACATCCTGTGGTTCAAAGAACTGCCGGTCTACACAAGCTGGGACGTTGGCGCTCCGCTGAACCAGAAGGTGTGGGTCTGGCAGATGGTCGGTGACCGCATCAATTACATCGAGGCGCTCTCTGGGTCCGATGAGTGCGCTACGCCCGCAGACTGGGCAGCACGGCTCAAGGATCGCCAGTACGGCTACGGTGGGCATTTCATACCGCATGACGCCGCAGCGGAAGTCGGAGGACTCTGGCAGGAGGCGCTCGGTCGCAGCGGGTTGACCGGAGTGGTCCCTGTGCCGAGGCAGAACAGCGTGTGGGATGGCATCAACCTTGGCAACGATGCGTTCCCTCGCATCTCGATCAATGAGTCTGGATGTGCCGATGGGCTAGAGGCGCTCGATGCCTATCACGCCAAGGAGGAGCGCGATGGCGTCACGATCAAGGACGTGCCGGTGCATGATTGGAGTAGCCACTACGCTGATGCCTTCTCGCTCTCTCACCAAGCCATTAAGCGTGGGATGGTGATCGACCGATCCGCGATACCCCGGAAGGCCGAGCGGGGCGAAGCGTCCAGAGTGGTGGCAGGATTCCGAGGGGGTGGATTCGGAAAGGTCCGGCGATGAAACGCGAACTGGAACTCCAAATCCTAGACCTCTACCGGCGCTACCCGCAGTCGCGATCCTTTGCCGAGGAAGTCGAACTCACCGCATGGAATGGGGTCGTCATCAACACCGAGGACTTCTTCATGCTCGCCCGCCCGGTGGACATCCACGACCCGCAGGAACGCTGGCGAGATGCCGCACACACATACCACAGGTTGTGCCAGAACTGCTGGCTGATCACAATATATTGTGGTATCAGTCAAAATAATCCTTGCCATTTCGCCCCTTACACCCTTCCTTTGATCGCATGGAGTCGTCGGAATCGACCGCTCCGAATTTACGAAACCTCGAAAATCCAACCACGATGCGACTCACTGACCACACTCTCAACCCCATCCTCTCGCCCGTCCTAGCTTGGTTCGGATGTGGAGGTTCAAAGGGTCCAAGCAGTTCAGAAAAAGCCGCAGCCGCAGCGCAAACTGCCGCTGCCGAGAAACGCGCAGAGGAGCAGGCCGCGATGATGAAGGAGCAGATGCGTGTGCAGGCCGAGCAGGCCGAAGAGCAGAAGCGCCAGCAGGAACTCACCATGGCCAAAATGGAGGCCAATAAAGCAGCCCCCGGCGCTCGCGTGGATCAGAACGCCCCCGATGACCAACTGCCCGCCGCGCAGCGCAGGAAAGGCATGCGCCGAAGCATTCTTGCCGGGGAGAGTAACCAGATGGGATATGATTCCAGCAAGCAGTCCACTCTCGGTTAGTTTTGACTGATACCCAATGAACGGCAACAATCCCGAACTCGCCGACAAGGTCATTCAGCGGCACGCTGAGTTGGTCCATGCGCGTGCGACTTGGGAGTCACTCTGGGAGGACATCGCAAAATATGTTATGCCTCGCAAGGCGGGCATGTTCACGCAAAACACATCGCCCACCACGGAAGATGAGTCGCAGTTATTCGACGCGACTGCGGTGAGAGCGAATATGATTCTGGCCAATGGCCAACTGAGTTGGATGACCCCACTCGAAAGCCGGTGGTTCTCACTTGAACCTCCGAAGTCGATGGAGTCTGAGGACGAGGTCGAGCAATGGTTCAAAAGGTGTACCGAGGTCATGCAGGCCGAACTGAGTCGATCCAATTTCTACACCGAGATTCACGAACTCTATCTGGACCGAGGATGCTTCGGGACTGCTGCGATTCTTGTCGAAGGCGGCAAGAACAACTCACTCAATTTTACCAAGCTCGACATGGGATCGTTTGCGATCAGCGAAGATGACGAAGGCTACGTCGATACGCTCTCCCGCGAGTACGAGATCACGGCTCGGCAGGCCGCGCTAAAGTTCGGCATCGAGGCGCTTACCGAGGCGATGCGGAAGGATTTGGAGAAGCCCAACTCCAACAAGAAATTCACCTGTATCCACCTCATATCTCCTCGCGGACCGGGCGAGATCGAGGATGGCAAGCGCGATGGGGCCAACAAGCCCTACGCCTCTGTCTATGTGGAGAAAGCGACCAAGCATGTCTTCCTCAAGTCGGGCTTCGATGAGCAACCATTTTTTGTCACCCGCTACCTCAAATGGAAGAACAGCGAGTGCTATGGCTACTCGCCAAGCTGGACCGCTCTTCCCGAATGCAAGCAACTCAACTTCCTTGAGAAGCAACTCGATTCTCTGGCAGAGATTCACGCCTTCCCGCGCATCCTCATCCCTGCTGGGTTCGATGGCGACATCGACCTGCGTGCGGGAGGCGTGACGTATTTCGATCCCAACAACCCGCAGGCCACCCCGAAGGAATGGGGAACCGGTGGACGCTACGACATCGGCGTCGAGCGGGCTGAAGGCAAACGCAAGGCGATCAATGAGGCTTTCCATGTGGACCTCTTCCAGATGTTCGCTCAACTCCAGAAGCAGATGACCGCTCGCGAAGTCGCCGAGCGTGCGAGCGAAAAGCTCATCCAATTTTCTCCCACATTCGCTCGTCTCACGACTGAGCTATTCAATCCGCTCCTTCGCCGGGTCTTCGCGATCCTTGCGCGTGCTGGCAAGTTCCCGCCTCCTCCCGAAGCTTTCCAGATGACCGGCATGGTTCCCGATCCAGAGGTCTCCTACAACTCGCGGATCGCACTTGCGATCAAGTCGCTTGAAAACGCCGCCTTCATCCGCACCAGTGAGATGCTCCTGCCATTTGCCAATCTGCGCCCGGAGATGCTGGACAACTTTGACTTCGACGAGATCACCCGCGACATGGCCCGCAACGATGGCCTGCCAGCCCGCTGGCTGATGGATGAGGAAATGGTCGCACAGACCCGCGCACAACGAGCGCAGGCCGCACAAGCTCAAGCGCAGGCCGAGCAGATGGAACGTCAAGCCGCAGCCATCGGCAAGGTCGGTGGCGTGAAGCAAGACTCGGCCATCGCTCAAATGTTACCGGGTATGGCATGATGGCTCCCGAAGACAAATCTGCCGCCCTCAAGCGTGAGCGTGAGCGCCAGCGCCTCACCAATGCCTACCACCGTGTTTTCGATACGAAGGATGGCGCTCTCATCATCGCTGACATCAAGCATCAGTTCGCGACCGACTCGCAGGTATTCTTACCCGGCTACGATTTCAACCCTGTGGTCGCCGCACTCCGAGATGGCCAGCGGGGCGTCCTCATCCACATCGAGACCATGCTTCGCCGCCCTGTGATTGCCGATGGCGACATCGAAACACCCAAACGCAAAGTCATCAAAAAATGAGCAAGAAGAACACCGACATCCCACCCCGCCCCGATATGGACCCCATGCTCGGAGACAAGACCATTGAGCTTGTCGAATGGCTTCGCGACTACGCCCCAGAGGAATTCCAAAAGACCTACGCCGGTCGCGAGACCCATCTCGGTTACCACCCCGAAAAGTAGGGATGTTTTGACTGATACCTAATTTATGGAAGACACCACCGACACCTCCTCCGAGCAGAGTTTGCTCGACACAGGAGCCGACACCAACGCCGAAGCGCCAGCCGCAACGGAGACACCAACCGCAACGCAACACACAGGCTACGTCAACCCGGACGGCACATTTGCCGATGGTTGGACGAATAACCTCCCGGAGGATTCTGCCGCCTACAAAGACACGCTCAGTAAATACAAGAGCGTTCCCGACATGGCCAAGGCGCTCGCGAATGCGAATGCGCTGATCGGAAAAAAGCTTGGCGTACCGAATGAGAAATCCTCACCCGAAGAGGTCGCGGCATTTCGTCGTTCGCTCGGAGTTCCCGATACCATTGACGAGTACAAGTTCGCTCCCGATGCGCTCCCAGAGGGCATGACGTGGGATGACAACAACGTCAAAAACTACGCTGAGATCGCCCACAAGCACAACATCCCGCCCTCCGCGATGAAGGCGCTAGTGACTGAACACGCGAAGATGGAGCATTTCAAAATGCAGGGCATGCAGGCGCAGATTGAGAAGCAGCATGTCGATGCAGTGAACACCCTCAAAAAGGAGTGGGGAGTGGAGTTTGACAAGAACATCGGACTCGCTAAACAGGCCGCGAAGATCGCGGGAGTCAATGCAAACTCACAGGGATTTGCGGACCCCGAAGTCGTGCGCGGATTCGTTCGCTTGAGCCAGATGATGAGCGAGGACAAGGTCGGGCGCTCGATGAGTGGCTCAGAGTTTATGACCGGATCGGCCCGCGCCAAGGACATCATGAGCAATCCCGACAACTATTGGCACAAGCGGTACATGGAGGGCGACCGCGAGGCCGCGACTCTGGTGACCGGCTTGCTCAAGCAGGGATAAGATTTCGCGGGGTGGAGAAAAGGTATCTTGCAAGGCCCATACCCTTGAGTTCCGGGTTCGACTCCCGGCCCCGCAACATTTTTGAAAATATGTTTTGACTGATACTAAATCGGGCTGAAACGTAAATCCGTCAGAGCAGACACCTCCTTGTTGAGCCTGCTCCCTAATTACCCGCCGCCGCTGACCCCACACGGGACACTCGGAGAGCGAAGGGAGCAGAACAAATCCATCAGTTTCGACTGATACCAACCCAACTCAACAAAAGGAATAAAATGGCAGACTTAAACGGCGTTCTCACGAACGTACCAAATCACTTCACAACCCAGTTCGATAGCAACTGGAAACACCTCGTTCAGCAGAAGAATAGTGCGCTGAAACAATACGTCACCATCGATTCAATCGAAGGTAAGGAAAAATCCTACAATCAAATCGACGCAACCTCGATGACGCAGATCACGGATCGCTCACGCGACACCCGCATCACGGATCAAGCGATGGCCAAGCGTTGGATTCGCCCAACACAATACGACTGCGCCAAGCTCGTAGATGAGTGGGATGAGCAACTCCTCGGTGAGGTGGTCCTTCCGACATCCCCGATCATCCAATCGCATGCTCAAGCTTACGCTCGCACCTGCGACACGATCATCATCGGCGCTCTCGGCGGCACTGCCTACACAGGCACGACCGGCACAACTGCCACCGTATTGCCAGCAGGCCAGAAGGTCGCTGTCAACTATGTGGAAACCGGCGTTGCTGCCAACAGCGGTCTCACCATTGCCAAGCTCCGCGCTGCGAAGTACCTCTTCGACAGCAACGAAATTGACGAGGAAGAGGAGCGCATCATGGTGGTCTCCGCCAAACAACTTCAAGACCTGCTCCGCACGGTCGAGGCGACATCGGCAGACTACAACAGCGTTCGCGCCTTGGTGGACGGGGCTTTGAATACCTTCATGGGATTCAAATTCCGCCGCAGCCAACTCCTCACAAAAGTCTCCACCGTTCGTTCCTGCTACGCCTACGTCAAGTCGGGCGTGATCTTGGCCGAGCGTGGACTCAAGACTCACATGGACGTCCGCACGGACCTCTCGCACTCCCTTCAAATCCGCTCCGTGGCCAGCCTCGCCGCTGTCCGCATGGAAGAGAAGAAGGTCGTCGAGATCGCTTGCGACGAAGCTTAATTCAAGCACCCCGCTGGCAGACCGGGACAATGTCTGCCACCCACTTTTTAACTCTCTGTACCTGCCTCAATGACGGACGTTCAAATCTGCAACTTGGCCCTCGCTCGACTAGGTGATGCTCGTATCACCACGCTCGCCGATGCGACCGCACAGGCGCAGTATTGCACGCTATTCTACACGCAGACCGTAGCCGAACTCCAAGCCGAGTTCGATTGGCAGTTCTGCCGCAAGCAGGTCAACCTCATTACCGCGACCACCCCGCTCGGTGGGTACACCTACCAGTACGCTCTACCCAGCGACTACATCCGCTCACTTCGTCTCGCCAACATCGACGAGAGCGAGAATTTCGGACAATGGGAAATCCTTGGCACTAATCTCCAAACCAATTTCGCCTCTCCCGTCACGTTGGACTACATCGCCAACATCACGGACGAAACAAAGTACCCGGCGATCTTCACGGAGCTACTTGCCGTCAAGCTCGCAGGCGTCCTTGCCATGCCACTCACCGGCAGAAAAGACCTCTTCAAGCAGACCGTGGAACTCTACATGGCCATGCTCGGCAAGCCTGCCTTCGCCAATGCCACGGAGAAGACGCAAGCGGCACGCATCACCGCAGGCACGCTGACCGCGACTGAGATTTGCAGACAAGCGATCCTGCGTGTCGGCAGCGCCAATCTCTTTGAACCCTTCGGCGAACCCATGGCACTCGCTCAGTCGTTCTACGAGGTCACCCGCGACGAACTCCTCGCCGATTTCCAATGGTCGTTCACCCGCTCCCAAATCTCCATTACCAAGGATGCCGCTAATCCCACTACCGGCTACGCCTACCGCTACGCCATCCCCGCAGGGACAGGTCAGATCATCCGGGTCAATAACATCGACGATGCCGACAACACCGCAAAGTGGGAAGTCGTCGGTGGCTACATCCACACCGATCTAGTGACCCCTATCGTCGTGGACATCACAACCAAGGTCACCGACCCCTCCAAGTTCCCACCCATCTTCACGCACATCCTCACCGTCACTCTCGCCATCAAACTCAATAGCATAGTCCAACAGCATAGCGCACCTACCCAATGAAATCCGAAGAACTCTTCAAAGAACTACAATTTCTCATGTCCAAGCCTGCCCTCCTTGAGGCAGTCGAGGCAGTCGCCAACTACTCTGGCACTCTCACCACGACCGCAGCAGAGATCATCCGGCAAGCGGTCATGCGGGTCGGCAGCGCAGACACGTTCAAGCAGCAAGGCCAACCCTTTGTATTTGCGGCCAAATTCTATGGGCAGACGGTCAACGAAATCCTTTCCGACTACGATTGGCGCTTCGCCCGCATGCAGGCATCGGGCATCACTTCAACCCCGCTTTCATTCGGGTACGATTTCAAATACGCAAGCCCAACTGGGGCCATCAAGGTTCTGCGCGTGAATGGCATTGATTCCACGGAAAACTTCGGCACATGGGAAGAGGTCGGGGGATTTATCCATACGAATATTGTTTCCCCGATCTCGGTGGATTACATCGCCCTTCCTGCCGACACCACCTTCCCGGCGATCTTCATCGAAATGGTCGTTGTGCGGCTCGCCTACAAGCTCTCCATGGCACTTGGCGCAGGTGATCAAGCGATGGCGGCAATGAAGGAAATGGAAAGCTTGATTGCTCGTCCAGCACTGCAACGGGAGATCACCTCAGTCGCAGACGCCTCCTCATCGAACGCCATTGTGAACCGCTCGCAGATTTGCAAGCAGGCCATCATGCGCCTTGGGTCCATCGATACTCTGAAGGGCCAACCGATGGTCTTTGCGAATTCCTTTTACGATCACACGCTTGAGGAACTCCTCGCCGATGCGCCTTGGGCCTTCGCGAAAAAACAAGTCACTCTCCTCGTTGGGACCGCACCAACACAAGGGTACACAAAAAAATACACCCTGCCGACCGATGTGATTCAAGTCCTCCGAGTCAACAACATCGATACCACCGAAAATTTCGGCCAATGGGAAATCATGGGGGGATTCCTCCACACGGATATCGGCGCTCCGATCATCATCGACAACACCGACCACTCCCCCG